GGCAAGCCCGGAACGTATCGCTTCTGCCCTCTGTGCGGCGGGAAACTGGAGGAAGTCCAGAAGGTCTACCTCACTCGCGCCGAGTGGGAAGAGTTCAACCGCATCGAACACGCCGTGCCGTGGAACAGCGACATCAAAGTGAAAGGACTGGAAGATGAATCGTTTTAGACTTCTGACTGCTGACGAGATCGAGTGCCGGATCTCGCAGATCAGCGACAAGGGGCTTTCGTTGCTCCTGTACAAAACGGCACGGACGGACGCGAATCTGCTCGACGAGACCGGCCTCGACTGGCAGAACGATTTCAAGGTCGTTGACGGCGTCCTCTATGGCGGTATCGGAATTTGGGATGACGATATGTGTCAATGGCTTTGGAAGTGGGATGCCGGAACGGAGTCGAACACCGAGGCCGAGAAGGGCAGAGCAAGCGACGCCTTCAAACGCGCCGGTTTCAAGTGGGGCATCGGTCGAGAGCTGTACACGGCTCCGCGCATCTGGATCCCGGCTGACAAGTGCAACATCAAGGACAGGCGCTGCTACGACACCTTCGCCGTCGAGAAGATCGCTTACAACGACAAGCAAGAAATCTCCGGCCTGTCCATTCTCTGCAACGGCAAGAGGGTCTTCGTATGGCAAAAGGGCGCTTGATAGACGCCTGTAAGACCTTCGACCGCAAGCTGCGCGTCACCTTTGAGATCGACGGAGATATCCCGCTCGACAAAGAGCATGAGCTGGAGATCTCCGTCAAGAGGTGGCGGGAGAAGCGGAGCCTTGACGCCAATGCATACTGTTGGCTACTCATCGGCAAGATCGCCGACGCGCTCCGGGAGAGCAAGGAAGAGATCTACTTCGATTCGCTCAAGTGCTACGGACAGGGCGGCGCGGTCTCCGTCGAAGAGCGGTTTGCGGAAGACTTCAAGCGTTCGTACAAGTACCACGAGGAGCTTGGCCGCTCGGATCTGAACGGGAAGACCTTCGTTCACTTCCGCTTTTGGGTCGGCAGCTCCGAGTACAACACAGAAGAGATGTCCATCCTCATCGACGGCGTGGTGAGGGAGGCGAAGAATCTCGGCATCGAGACGATGACGCCGGAAGAACTGAAATCATTAACAGGAGGTTAAACAATGGCGAATCTTATCAAGTGGGTGCTGTCGCTGATCGAGTCCGGCGAGAGCAACGAGGTCATCAAGGCCAAGCTGGAGATGCTCCTCTGCATGGTGCGCACCGTTCCGTCCTACACCGTCGAGGATGTTGTCCAGAACATGATCGAGGAGGCGAACAAGGATGCTGAATAATGTCTGTCTGATAGGCCGACTCACGAAAGAGCCGGAGCTGCGCACGACACAGAGCGGTTTGCCTGTGGCCTCGTTCACGCTGGCCGTTGACCGCGACTTCGGCGAAGGGTGCGACTTCGTGAGCTGCACATCCTGGCGGAAGGGCGCGGAGTTTGCCGAGAAGTATCTCCACAAGGGTATGCTGATCGGCGCGAAGGGTCACCTCACGACCTCGACCTTCGAGGACAAGGAAGGCAAGAAGCGCACGAAGGTCGAAGTGACCGTCGAGAACTTCTACTTCTGCGAGAAGCGCAATGTCTCCACTTCCGGCTTCGAGGATCTCGGAGACAGCGACGGCGGAGAGCTGCCGTTCTAAGCTATGGCAGAGAGACGAATGCTCACCAAGAAGGTGACGGACGATGACAGGTTTTCTAATCTGTCATCGTCTGCCCAGGCGCTCTATCTTCACCTCACCATGAGCGCCGACGATGACGGCTTCTGCAATCAGGTCTCGACGGCCATGTTCAAGGCTCACGCTTCTGTTCAAGACCTTGAGGCGCTCCTCACAGCTCGTTATCTTCTCCAGTTCGATTCCGGCGTCATCGTCATCAAGCATTGGCGGATGGCGAACGCTCTGCGGAAAGACCGCTACACGCCGACCGCTTTTCAAGACGAGCTTGCCAAGCTCCAGCTCAAGGAAAACGGCTCGTACACGGAGCGGAAAGGCGATGGTTACCAGGCGGTTGCCAGTTGGTTGCCGGATGGTTGCCAAGTGGTTGCCACAGGTAAGGATAGATTAGATAAGAGTAGTTCAGAAGAGGATAGAAAAGAAGAGAATCTTTCTTTTCAAGTGTGTGGAAAAGATAGGGGTATGGGGGAAGAGAAACAGGCCGATCTCGGCAAACTCGACTTTTCAACAGCTTTTCCACAGGTTTATCAACAGCCTACGGAATCCGAGTTTGATGCCATGAGAGAAGCGGCACTTAAGAAGCTGGAGGGCAGAGCATGAAAAACGAATTCGGAGTGCAGCTCGACAGCAACGGCTACGCGCCGTCTATCATGGATCACAGAGACGGGTGCTTTGTATGCGGCAAAGGCGGCGACCTCGTTCGGCATGAAGTCTTTCACGGCTTCAACCGGGCGAGGAGCAAGGCGCTCGGACTGTGGGTGCTGATCTGCCCGTACTGTCACAACGAGATCCACATGGCGAGACACGGAATCGACGGCGCTCTGAAGCACAGAGCCTGTCAGACAGCGAAAGAGTTTTACAACTGGACGGACGATGATTTCCGTCAGCGTTTTGGAAAGGACTACTGGAATGGTTGACAAGGAAAAGGCGGAGCTGATGAATCTCCGCCGCAGAACTGAGAGCCAGCGCCTTGAGATCAAGCGGCTCACGACGGATCTGAAGGACTGCCGGAACGAGCTGTGCTTGCATTGCGGCCGCTACGCCGAGAAGCACAACGGAGCCTGTGAGGGATGCCGATGGGATTCGTGAAGTATCACAACCGCAAGGTCACCATCAACGGCGAGACCTTTGACAGCAAGAAAGAGGCGGCAAGGTGGCAAGAGCTGCTTCTGCTCCAGAGGGCGGGGAAGATCTCGCACCTCAACCGCCAAGTGACCTACACGCTGATCCCATCGCAGTACATAGACGGCAAGTGCGTCGAGCGCTCCGTCAAGTATGTGGCCGACTTCGTTTATCACCAGGGCGGCCAGCTCGTCGTCGAGGACACCAAAGGCATGAAGACGCCGGAGTATGTCCTGAAGAGAAAGCTCATGCTCTCGGTCTACGGAATCAGAATCAAGGAGGTATGAAAATGATTCTCACAGCAATTTTACTGCTCGCGCTCGTCCTGTGCGTGGGCGTGATCTATGATCAGCACAAGACCATAACCTACCAGCGTAAGAGACTGATCGAAGCGCTCGACTGGGTGGAACCTGCCGAGCTGGTTATGCCGGAGGACTGGGAATGATGCAGATGGATGTTGAGGAGGGCAGGCGATGAACGCAAAGCAGTATCTGCTCCGGGCGAGGAAAATCGACGAGGAGATTGACGGCCTTCTGCTGACGATTGAGAAGACGCGAGACCGGCTGACCAAGGCAACACAGGGCTTTGACGGAGACGGCGCTCAAAGCTCCAAAGATCCGCACAAGTTCGACGGCCTCGTCGAGCTGGAGGATCTCTGCAACAGGAGGATCGACGAGCTGGTCGCCGTGAAGACGGAGACGCTCCGGGTGATCAGTCTGATCGATGACCGCCGGATCCGGGAGATTCTCAAGTACTACTATGTCGACGGTCTGACCTGGGAGCGCGTGTGCGTGGCCGTGCATTACTCGTGGAAACAGACGCACCGGCTGCACAGGCGCGGCCTACAGGAGACCGAGAAGATCCTCGCCGCAATTCTTGAAGATCCTCAAAGGATGGCATGGAATGACACACCCAATATGTGATTTAATTTAAACTGCGGAAGAGCAAAGGGAAAGACCTTTGCTCTTTTGCTTTTAGGAGGCGCTGATGAAGGTTATCAAACACACGCTGCCGGAGAAGGATATCGTCCGCATTCTCCCGCTCGGAGATCTGCACCTCGGCGACATTCACTCAGACGGCAAGAAGATCCTCCAATGGATCGACTACCTCAAAGTGACGCCGGGAGCCTACGCCATCCTCAACGGCGACCTGATGGACTCTGCAATCCGCACATCCATCGGCGATGTTTATCAGGCATCGCTTCAGCCTATGGAGCAGCTCCGGCAATGCGTGAAGCTCTTCGAGCCGGTGAAGGACAAGATCCTCGCCGTCCTTCCGGGAAACCATGAAGCGCGGATCTACCGCAACGACGGCATCGATCTCACCGAGGTCATGTGCCAGCAGCTCGGAATCGCCGACCGCTACTCACCGACAGCCGCGCTCTTGTTCGTTCGCTTCGGCAAAGACCCAAACCACAAGAGACCGCTCTGTTATACGATTTACTGTTCTCATGGGTGCGGGGGCGGCAGAACTCCCGGCGCGAAGATAACGCGACTCGTAGACATGGCCAACATCGTGGACGCCGACATCTACATCATGAGCCATGTACATCAGCCCGCAGTTCTGAAGACTTCCTTCTTCCGCACGAACATGGGCAACTCCAGCGTGGCCAAGGTGGACAAGCTATTTGTCAATACTGCCGGGGCGCTCGACTTCGGCGGATACGGCGAACTGGCTTTGTACCGCCCGGCCTCAACGGAGACGCCGCTGATCGTCCTGGACGGGAAACATCACCGGGCAAGCGCCGCTTTATAAGACTCAAGGCGGTCGCCTCCTTCCGCTTTGACATAAGGGATGCAAGCGCGGAGCTTTGCTCCTTTCACTCCGCGTGGTGGGAAGACACAGCGTCTTCGGTGGGGTTGACGCAACAATGAAACCATACGCAGAAGCGTTTTATAAATCCAAGACCTGGGAGAAGACACGCGCAGCGTACATCTCTTACCGTAAGGGATTGTGTGAGCGCTGTCTCGCCAAAGGAATCTACTCGCCCGGAGTGATCGTCCATCACAAGACGCACATCACGCCGGAGAACATCAACGATCCAAACATCACTCTCAGCTTCGACAACCTTCAGCTCGTCTGTAGGAACTGTCACGCCGACGCGCACAGCTCAAGAGAAGGAAAAAGATTTCTCCTCGATGAAGACGGACGGGTAATTTTCAACAATACTCCGTGATTATTTGCACTCCCCCTTGTGTAAAATGGAAAACACATCACGGATGACCGAGGAGCAGGGTCACGAAAAACGCTGTTCTCTCACGACTTAGCATGAAAAAGCGAAAGATGCACGAAGATAACTTCATATTCGCGTATTACCAGCGAATCAAGGACGGCTCCATCGTCGCCGGCCGCTGGGTGACGCTGTTGTATGAGCATATCGTCAGCGGCCTGGAGAAGAAGCTGTTTTTCTTCGACCAAAAGAAGGCGAGCGCGGCCATAGACTGGTTTGAAACGCACACATTTCACACGGAAGGCGTGAAAGCGCCCGGTGCGATAGAGCTTGAGCTGTGGCAGAAGGCGTTTCTGTCGTGCGTTTTCGGCATCGTAGACGAAGACGGTCACCGGCATTTCCGCGAGGTGCTTCTGCTGGTGGCGAGAAAAAACGGCAAATCCGTCATTGCCTCCGGCATTGGGAAGTATGAGTGGCAAATCGACGGAGGCTTCGGCGCGAAAGTCTTCTGTTGCGCTCCGAAGCTGGAACAGGCCGACATCGTCTATAACAACATTTGGCAGATGACCGTCCTGGATCCCGAATACCAGGCGCTGAAGATAGAGCTTGACGAGCGCGACACGCACAATGTCAAGGTCAAGGATCAGAGCGTCCTTCCGAAGCACCGGCAGAGCGATTTGTCCATCGCCAGCACGAACAGCACGGTCAAGAAGATCGCCTTCAGCGCGAAGAAGAGCGACGGCTTCAATCCGTCTCTCTGCATCTGCGACGAGATCGCCGCGTGGGAAGGCGACAAAGGCCTCAAGCAGTACGAGGTCATGAAGTCCGGCATGGGTGCGAGGCCGGAAGGTCTGCTCCTGAGCTGCACGACATCCGGCTATATCAACGACAGCATCTTCGACGAGCTGCTGAAAAGATCTACACGGTTTCTCCTGGGCGACAGCAAAGAAAAAAGGCTGTTGCCTTTTCTATACATGATCGACGATGTCGATAAGTGGAACGACATTAACGAGCTGCGGAAGTCGAACCCGAATCTCGGCGTTTCCGTCTCTGTCGACTATCTGCTCGAAGAGATCGCCATTGCCGAAGGGTCACTCAGCCGCCGCGCAGAGTTCATCACAAAAATGTGCTGTCTCAAGCAGAACTCCTCTCTCGCGTGGATCCCGCAGAAACTTGTCGAGATGGCCAGCGGCGAGGCGCTCAAGTTCGAGGACTTCGCGGACAGCTACTGCGTCGGCGGCATCGACCTGTCTCAGACGCGAGATCTCACAGCTTGCACGGCGGTCATCGAGAAGGCCGGAGAGCTGTATGTGTTCGCGCACTTCTTCCTTCCTTCGGAGAAGATAGACGAGGCGACGCAGAGAGACGGCGTACCGTACAACGCTTACATCAAGCGCGGCCTCCTCACGCCGAGCGGAGACAACTTCGTCGATTATCACGATTGCTTCAACTGGTTTAAGCGGCTCGTCGAGGAATATAGGATATATCCTCTACAAGTTGGGTATGACCGCTACTCCGCGCAGTACCTCGTCGCCGACATGAAGGCGTACGGCTTTCACATGGACGATGTGTATCAGGGCGACAACCTGCACGGCATCATCCAGGAGACACAGGGGCTTTTGGAAGACGGGAAGATCCACATCGGCGACAACGACCTGCTGAAGATGCACCTGCTGAACAGCGCGATCAAGATGAATGTGGAGCGCGGGCGCGGAAGGCTTGTAAAGGTCACGCCGAATGTCCACATCGACGGCGTCGCCGCTTTGCTCGATGCGATGACGGTGAGGGCGAAATACTACGCCGAGATCGGCGATCAACTGAAAAACTGAGGTGACGCTATGTATTCGGTTTATAAACTTACATCACCGAGCAACAAAGTTTATATCGGGATAACATCAAGAAAACCGGAACATAGATGGAATAACGGGAAAGGGTACTACCAAAACAAGCATCTCTATTCGGCAATTCTGCGTTACGGATGGGAAAACTTCAAACACGAGATTTTGGCGGAAAACTTGACAAAAGAAGCGGCTTGCTTTCTCGAGAGGGAGCTTGTTGCGCTTCACAAGAGCAACGACAGTAGGTTCGGATATAACAACTCAGAGGGCGGTGAAGCTCCAAACAAGGGGCATAAAGCGACGCCGGAAGAGATTGCAAAGCGAGTGGCGGCGATAAAAGGGAAACCCATGTCAGAGAAAGGCCGCCAAAACATAAGCAAAGCAAAAAAAGGAAAGCCAAATGGCCATGAAGGCAAAATTGGAGAGCAAAGCAAAAATGCGGGTGTTGTTTATCAAATAGACCGTATATCGGGGGAAACTGTATGCCTCTACTATGGTTATGCAGAGATGGCAAGGAAAACAGGGTACGCAAAAACGCCTGTTCGAGAAGCTGCTCTTGGCATAAGAAAACAAGCATACGGTTTTCGCTGGGGATACGGAAAGCGAGGGTAAGAAATGTCAATGTTTGATTGGCTCTTCGGGAAGAAGCCCGAACCGAAGGGCAAATATGAAGGCGAGTTCAGAATGCTCGAAGGGTACAGACCGCACTTCTCGAGCTGGAACAGAGATCTCTATGAGAGCGAGCTGATCAGGGCGGCGATCAACGCGAGAGCGACGCACATCTCCAAGCTGAGAGTGCAGACACAGGGCGCGGCGAAACCCGGCCTTCAGAGGAAACTGAAGCATGGACCCAACGAGCTTCAGACATGGGGGCAGTTCCTTTACCGGCTCTCGACCATCCTCGATATGCATAACACGGCGTTTATCGTGCCGGTGTATGACCAGTACGGGGAGATGTCCGGCGTCTACGCTCCTCTGCCGGAGCGCTGTGAAGTTGTGCAGTATTCCGGCAAACCGTATCTGAAATACCGCTTCAGCGACGGGAAAGAGGCCGTGATCGAGATGGAGTTCTGCGGCATCATGACGAAGATGCAGTACAGGTCGGACTTCTTCGGCGAGTCGAACCACGCTCTGATGCCGACGATGGACTTGATCCACATTCAGAATCAGGGCATCGAGGAAGGCGTCAAGAGCGCGGCGACATATCGCTTCATGGCGACGCTGAATAATTTCGCCAAGGACGAGGATCTGAAAAAGGAACGCGAACGCTTCAGCCGGACGAACTTCGGCCAGGACAGCAACGGCGGAGGCCTTCTTCTCTTCCCAAACACATACGGGAATGTGAAGCAGATCGAGGCGAAGCCGTACACCGCCGACGCCGACCAGATGAAGCTCATCAAGGACAATGTTTTTGAGTACTTCGGCGTCAACGAGGACATCCTCGAAAACATGGCATTCGGTGATAAGTGGTCTGCTTTCTATGAGGGCGTGGTCGAGGCCTTCGCAATCCAGTTCTCCGATGTGATGACGAAGATGCTCTTCACCTTCCGGGAGCAGAGCGAAGGAAACGGCGTGACCGCGACGGCCAACCGGCTCCAGTACATGAGCAACGCCGACAAGCTGGCGGTCTCCGCGCAGATGGCCGACCGAGGCCTCATGACGAGAAACGAGATCCGCGACATTTGGAATCTCGAGCCGCTGCCGGAGCCGTACGGCTCTCAGCTCCCCGTCCGGGGCGAATACTACAATGTGGGGGAAAACAACAATGAGCCTGAAAACGATAATGCAGAAACTTGACGAAGGCCGTCAGTACCGCAATATCGATGTCTCGTCCTTCGAGCGCAGAGCAGAAGGCGACAACGAGAAGACGGTCTCCGGCTACGCCACGACCTTCAATCAGCCTTATGAGCTGTACCGCGACGCCTGGAACGGATATGTCTACATCATCCGGGAGCAGGTCGACAAGGACGCCTTCGCCGACACAGACCTCGCCGATGTGATCATGCAGTATGACCATGAAGGGCGAGTGTTCGCGAGGACGAGCAACAACACTCTCGAGCTGGATCCCGACGAGCATGGACTCCACATCCGCGCCAACCTGGGCGGCACGGAGCTGGGGCGGCAGCTCTTCGAGGAGATCGAAGGCGGATATACGACCAAGATGTCCTTCGGCTTCAGAGTCGGGAAGGACAAGCGCGAGGAGACGGAAGAGCGCGACGAGGAGACCGGCATCACGACGGTCACCGTCCTGCGCACGATCCTCAGCATTTCCAAACTGTACGATGTTAGCGCCGTAAGCCTTCCGGCAAACGACGCTACTTCTATTTCCGCGAGAAAACTGTGCGAGGGAGAGATCGAACAGTTCCGGGAGGAGATCCTGAAGCGGGAAGACCAGCGCAAAAGAATCCGAATCAAGGCAAAACTGGAGGATTAAAACAATGGAATTTGATTTCACCAAGACCGAGGCGACCGAGCTGCTTGAGCGCAGAAAGGCCATCGCCGAGGAAAGCAACACCGCAAAGGGCGAGGCGCTCGACGCTCTGGAGCATGAGCTTGACGCCATCAACGCCGAACTGGAATCCCGCAAGGCCGAGGAGGCCAAGCGCAACGAGATCCGCGCTGCCGTCGCCGCTGGCGCTGGCGAGGTCGTGGAAGAGAAAACTTTTAAAGAAGAGAGGAACAACAAAATGAACATCACCGAACTCCGCACCAGCGCTGATTACATCAACGCTTTCGCCAACTATGTCAAGACCGGCAACGACGCCGAGTGCCGCGCTCTTCTGAGCGACAATGCGCAGTCTCCGCTGGTCGGCTCCGTGCCCGTGCCCACTTTCGTCGAGGGCATCGTCGCCGAGGCTCTGCGCGAGAGCAAGATCATGTCTCGCGTCCGCAAGGCCTACGCGAAGGGCAATGTCAAGGTCGGCTTCGAGCTGTCCGCTCCCATCGCGACCGTTCACGCCGAAGGTGGCGATCCTCAGACCGAAGAGGCTCTCCAGCTCGGCATCGTGACGCTCGTTCCCGAGACTCTGAAGAAGTGGGTCTCCATCTCCGACGAGGCTCTCGACTCCATGAGCGGCGAGGAGTATCTGCGCTACATCTACAGCGAGATCTCCCGCAAGATCATCAAGGCCGAGGAGAAGAAGGTCGTTGACGCCATCCTGGCCGCTCCGCAGACCGCCGACGCCACGCATCCCGCCGTCGCGAAGCTGACCAGCACCGCCGCCGCCGTCAGCGACTTCATCAATGCCCGCGCTCTGCTGTCCAGCGAGGCCGAGGATCTCGTGATCATCGCGACTCCGGCTCAGTATGCCGAGTACAAGACGCTGGCGCTCGCCTCGTCCTTCGCTTTCGATCCCTTCGAGGGCATCGAAGTGCTGTTCAGCGACTACGCGACCATGCCGATCATCGGCGACCTTCGCGGCGTGATGGCCAACTATCCCAACGGCGACGCTGTCCAGTTCAAGTATGACGATGCCACGCTCATGACGAGCGACCTCGTCCGCGTCCTGGGCCGCAAGCCTGTCGCCATCGGCGTCGTTGGCAACAAGTACTTCGCCAAGATCGGCGCGTGATGAAGGTCAAACTGACCAAAAGAGCAAGAATCTGGCACGAAGCCGGGGAGACCGTCGAGGTCTCTCCGGCGGAAGGCCGTTTTCTGCTTTCCGTGAAGTCTGCCGTTAAAGTCGCCGAAGAGACGAAGACGGCAAAGAAAAAGAAGTAAGAGAGGTGAGCGGAATGCTCGACAAGGTAAAGCTGGCATTGCGGCTCACGACGGACGCATTCGACGCAGAGCTGACAGATCTGATCAACGCTGCGACGCTCGACCTCGGCCTTGTCGGGATCGCGCTCCCGGAGCTGCTTGCGAATGACGCTCTGATCGTGACGGCCATCGTCACCTATGTGCGCTGTCACTTCGGGAGTCCGTCTGATTACGACAGGCTGAAGGCCAGTTACGACGAGCAGAAAGCGCAGCTTCAGACGGCGACCGGGTACGGACTGTGAGGCGCTTATGGTCTTTTCTGATGTCGCGAAACTGATCGCTCAGACCTACACCGTCAACGACATCGGCGACTACGTGCCGACCGAGACCGTGCGGCAGGTATATGTCGAGGTCAAGAGCATCGGTCTGAAGAGGAAAATCGACGCGGCGGCGACAGGGCTGAACATCGAGTTCAAGCTCATCCTGTCGGACATCGCCGAGTACAACGACGAGAAGCTCGTCGAGTACAAGGGCGTCCGCTACAATGTGAAGAATGTCTTCATCGCGGACGATCAGAGCGTCGAGCTGACCGTGGGGAAATACTGATGCCGCTCCCGCCGTCTGTAACGAAGATCTCGAAGAACGGGGTCGAATTCACTTCCAATGTCGACCGGGCGAACTATCTCATCAGCGAGCTGACACGCGCAGCGATGAAGGATGTCGCGAAGTACATCCTGAAGCTCGTCCGGGCGAAGGCTCGCGCCATCAACAACGAGACGCGCCGGATGCGCTATGTCGGCACTCGCTTTCAGTACTGGGTGCGGAAAAAGGAAAGCGACCTGCAACTCGGCATCGAGAACACGGCGAAGGGCGCGAACACCGCTTGGTGGGCAGACCAGGCGGAGCTTGGCACAGCCGGTCAACCGAAACGAGGTTTCTTGAGGGAGACGGTGTACGAAAACATCGACATGATCCGCAAGATAGAATCTCAGTATCTCAGCGCCATCGAGGACGAAGTCAACGCCGCGTCTATGGTCGATGAGGAAGAAAACGATCCCGAGGAGGACACGCTGTGAAAACTGTAGATTTGAGGACGGCTGTTGTTACCGTCCTACAGGCCGCGATGCCGTCCGGCGGGAAAGTGTATTTCCAACAGGCAGAAAAAGAGCCTGTGTATCCGTATGCCGTTTATACGGTCGATCTCATCGACAACACGGACGAGCGCAACCTCTACGAGCTGGAAGTCAACCTCGTCGGCTACGGTGCAGACACGGAGTCGATGGAAAATCTCACGGACGCGGTCATGGCCGCATTCAACAAGAAAGTCATCATCAACGACAGCATCGGCGTTTACTTTTTCGCCGACCGTCGAAACATCGTCGAGGAGGAAGACCGCCGGATCATTCGCCGGAGGCTGACCTTCTCGGCTTATCTCTACGAAAGGTAGGAAAAGATATGTTTTCGGGAGTTACCGCTAACACTTCCAAGCATCTCCAGCTCGACGCCGGTGCGTTTCTGAAGAACTTCGACCCGGCGACCGACACCTGGGAGAGCGCAAAGGCCACGAAGCTGATCGGCGCGACCGCCGGCGGCGGCTCTTTTGCCGCTGTGCCGACCATCCGCCGCATCGAGGTCGATGGCGTGAAGGGCGCTACGAAGGGCTTCGAGGCGCTTGACGAGTGGCAGGTCACTATGACCGCCAATGTCAAGGAAATCACCGCAGAGGCGCTCAAGATGGCGCTGGCGACCGGCACGAGCGAAGATGTCAAGTCTCCGTCTTCTGCCGCGAGCGAAAACTACACCAAGATCACGGCAGCGAACGAGATCGCCGATACTGACTATATCGACAATATCACCTGGATCGGTCGCCTGTCCGGCTCCGACCAGCCTGTCATGATCGTGATGTTCAACGCGCTTTGCACGAACGGTCTCACGCTCACGACCGCCGACAAGGCGGAAGGCGTGATCGCCCTGACGCTGACCGGCCACTACACGATCACGGATCTCGACACTCCCCCGTTCGAGATCTACTATCCCATCCTGAACTGATGGGTCGGCATAAGGAGGCATTATGCGCAAACTGATCACCGCAGATGTGTTCGCGCTTGCCCGCGTCATCAAGGCGTCGGGAATGCGTGAGCAGCTTTCGGCTTTCGTCCGCACTCTCTCAGAGAAGGACGAAAAGCCCGATGTCGAAAGCGTGGGGTACGAAGCGTTTCTCGTCATGATCGAGGCGCTGGCCGAGCGGAAAGCGGAAAACGCGCTCTATGACGCGCTCGCCGCGATCCTTGAGGTCACGCCGGACGAGGTCAAAACGATGCCTCCCGCCGATTTCTTCAAAGTCTTCAAGGCCATCTCCGAGGAGAACGACCTGAAGGCTTTTTTCGGCTATGTCTCCGGCATTCTTGGGAAGAACTGACCGACCTCGCATACCGGAGATATAGCCAGGGCTTTATGCTTCTGCCATTTTCGGAAGGTGTGGAGCTTCTCGACTTCGCCTTCGCGGCTGAGTGGGAGCAGAACGCTTTCCTCCGCTGGATCGCCGGAGACGAATTCGGGATGTCGTTCAACGAATTCAAAGAGGCGGTAAAGCCTCGCCCGGTCAAGTCCTCCGCGCAGATCCTCGCGGATGTGGATGAGATCATGAGCAAAACGAAGTGGCAGAAAGCCTCATGACGAGGTGACGCAATGGAAATTTTTAAACTGATCGGCTCGGTCATGGTCGACACGGCGGACGCCGAGAAGTCTATCCAAAAAACCGGCGATGATGCCGAAAGCCTCGGCGGGAAACTCGCCAACGGCGCGAAGACCGCCGGGAAATGGGCGATGGGGCTTACCACAGCCGCAGTCGCTGTCGGCTCGGCTATGCTTGGCGCGGCCAAGGACACCGCAGAAACCGCCGATAAAATCGACAAAGCCTCTCAGCGCATGAAGATGGACGCCGAGAGCTACCAGGAACTGGCCTACGCCGCGAATCTTTCCGGCGTAGAGATGTCCACGCTCGAACGAGCGGCGAAGAAGCTCGAAGGCACGGATCTGTCGATGGACGATGCGCTGGATCAGATCTATTCGCTGAGTACCGAAGAGGAGAGAGCCGCGAAGGCGGCAGAACTCTTCGGCGAGTCCGTAGCCTATCAAATGACGCCGCTCCTCAACGCCTCCGCCGAAGACATGGCGGCGATGAAGGAAGAAGCACACAGCCTCGGCCTCGTCATGGGCGAGGACGCCGTCAAGAACGGCGCGGCCATGAACGATATGTTCACCAAGGTCGAGGAGAGCGTCAATATGCTCAAGACGAACCTGATGAGCGAGCTGATGCCCTACATCATGGAGATCCTCCAATGGGTCATCGAGAATATCCCGCAGATCACGGCAACCGTCAAGAAGGTCATGGACGCACTCATGCCCATCGTGAAGCCCATTCTCGACGGCATCATGAAGCTCGTCCAGGGCGTGACATCACTCCTCGACGGCGACATTCACGGGTTTATCGACGGGATCCTCGGATTCCTCGGCGGACTCGGTCAAGCCTTCCTCAGGATAGGCGAGGGCATCTTCGGCGCTCTGTGGGATGGCCTCGTCTCCGTCTGGAACAGCATTTCAACCTGGGTCTCCGAAAAGGTCGGCTGGCTCGTGGACAAGCTGGCGTTTTGGCGGAAAGGCTCCGAAGAGATGGGCGGCGAATCCCACGCGGGCGGTCTCCCGCTCGTGCCGTATGACAACTATCCCGCCATGCTTCACCGTGGCGAGGCCGTCATGACGGCGGCAGACACGCAAGGTCTGCTCAACGCCGTCCAGCAGATCGCGCAGAATGGGAACACCGGCACGATCAACATCACCGTGCAGTCTGTCCTTGACGGTCGCGTGATCGGCGAGAGCGTGACGAGGTATCAGACGCAGAAGGCGAGGGCGATGGCATGACATATCCCTATACTTTCACAGTTAACGGGGTAGATCTGAGCGCAAAGGTGCAGAAGTACTCCTATGAGACGAGCTACACGCCGGTCTACTCCGACACCATCACAACGATGGACAGGATCGACCACACCGTCATCGTCAGATGGAGACACGGCCTGTCGCTGATCATCAATCCGATGGAAGACGATGAGCTTGCCGCGCTCCAGACGGCACTCTCCGGCTCCCTTGTCGCTTCTGTGACCTTCACCTCGCTCCAGCTCGGAGTCGATGTGACCTGCAACATGATGCTCGATGTGGCCTCTGCCGCGCTGGTGCTTAAGAACGCATCCCGGCGCGTCATCGGCGGGATCCCGCTCACCTTCACGGAGATGTAACAATGCAGAACACTTCTCATCTTTATCAGCAGATCATCGGCCAGGAAGGCCACTTCTTCGAGTCGAAGCTCGTCATCGACGGCGTGACCTACGACAAAAGCGTCCTGGTCGAGATGGAGACCTCCGTCGCCATGTTCTCCGGCACTCCCGAGATCGGGAAGGCCGTCTCCGGGCAGCTCTCCGTCAAGATGCTCGCGCCGTCTGTTGACATCCCGACGATGGCCGAGATGAAACCTTATGTCCGCGCAAAGACTGCGACGCAGACCTCCGAATGGATCCAGCAAGGCGTTTTCTACATCGACACTCGCGAGATGACGAAGAACGAGGCCGGGGAGAATGTTCTCAGCATTCACGGCTTCGACGCCATGCTCAAGGCCGAGCAGATGTACAACGGACGGATCACCGGCAACAGCACCGACATTCAGATGGTGAACGAGATCGCATACCAGCTCGGAGTCACCGTCGACGCGAGAACGACGGCGGCAATGACGAGAGGGTACACGATCCCGTTTCCGAGCGGGTACACCTACAGAGAGATCCTCGGGTTTATCGCCGCAATGTATGTCGGGTGCTTCATCATGTCCGATGTGGGTGAGCTGCGTCTCGTCTCCATCCTGGAGCTGCCGCCGGAGACGAACTATCTGATCGATCAGACCGGCGATGCGATCACTTTCGGCGGCGACAGAATTCTTGTGTAAGGGGTGAGCGAATGAGCGATGTTGTCGCGCTGGCGAGGCGCGTCGGGCAAATCGAAGTCTCGCCGCAGTTCTCCGACTACTCCAAGGTACTCATCCATGTTGACGATGAGACCGTCATCGAGGTCGGCAACGACACAGGGCGAACGCTTGAGTTCACCTGTCCGTTTGCCACTCAGCAGATTGCACAGGAGATCCTCTCCTCGCTGACCGGCTTTCAGTACCAGCCGTTCCGGGTGACGGATGCGCTCATGGATCCGGCGGCTGAGATCGGCGACGCCGCGAACACTCGCGGCAGCTACGGCGGCATCTACTCCAGGAACACGAAGTTCTCGGAGATGATGCCCGCCGACATCGCGGCTCCTCAGGACGAGGAGATCAACCACGAATACCACTTTGAAAGCCCGGAGCAGAGAGAGTTTACACGCCAAATCAACGATGTCAAGGCCACGCTGATCATTGCAAACGACCGCATCGATGCGTCTGTCACGAAGACGGGCGGCAGTCAATCGACCTTCGGGTGGTCACTCACAGCAGACGGTCACAGGTGGTACTCCGGGAACAAAGAGGTCATGGCGGTCACCGCCAGCGGCCTCAAGGTCACGGGAGAGGTCCAAGCTACAAGCGGCAAAATCGGTAACTTCAACATCTCCGCGACCGCCATTTGGAACAACCTCTCAGAGTTTGGCGGCACACAGTCGAGCGGCGTGTATGTCGGCACGAACGGCATTCAGCTCGGTCAAGGTGTGAAGATGTGGCCTACTGGTCAAGCGCAGTTCACGAACATCAGCGCGAACAATATGACCTTGACGGGAACGCTGAACATCGGCGGCACTTCAATCACCGCAAACGCTCTCCGAAGCGGAGCGCAGAGTGCTTATAGCAACGGCTCTTACTGGAGCGGCGGCGCAAGCGGCGGGTATAGCTTTACAAGTGCGACCAAAAGCGGAACAACTACCTACCCCTCTTCTTTCACTTGCGGCTACTTGCGTGTTACGAGCGGCATTTCGATGAGTGGACAAGTGTTCACGCCGAAAACCAAAACAATTGGTGGCGTTACATTTACTTATCTTGGCTCGTCATAAGGAGAACAGCATGATTACTCTCAAACAGCTTATCCCCGCGCTGATTTCCCTCGGCGTGGACACAGAACACATCAATATCGCCATTGACGAACTGTCGGCTCTGCTCGACTCGCTGGATGACATTGAGGTCAAGGGGCGGCAGAATGTAGACACTCTGCTCGGCTGCATGATGGCGATAGAGTCGATTATCGGAAAGGGGGAAGAGCATGGCTGACAAACAGATTTCCGACCTTGTAGCAGCTACAAGTGTACAGCCAGCGGACTTGTTCGTCTTGGAACAGACAGGCACGGCAAAGAAGCTGACAGGGCAGATCCTTATCAACTTCTTGACGGCTGTTGCAGATGGGCATGGAGGTATCGCAAGCATCGCAAAGACCAGCACAAGCGGTCTTGTCGATACCTATACCATCACATATGCGGACACCACGACCTCGACATTCACCGTCACGAACGGCGCGAAGGGTGACACGGGCGCGGCTTGGTATATGCACATCAAATACTCGTCCGACCTCCCCACCTCGGACTCCGACATGGGCGATACCCCCGACAATTGGATTGGACTTTATAGCGGTACGGCTTCAACTGCACCGAGTCATTACACCGACTACACTTGGTTCAAGTGGAAGGGCGATACTGGCGCAACTGGCGCAGCGGCTACTATTGCTTCTCAAGAAGTCGGCTATATGTCCTCCGCGTCCGGCACGGTTGTCCCCGAAGGGTCTTGGTCAAGCACCATCCCATCTGTTCAAGCTGGATACTTCCTGTGGACACGCACTCGCGTAACATACAACAGCGGGGATATTGTGACTTCCTACTCTGTGTCGCGCAACGGCATTGATGGGCAAGGGGCGGTTTCGTCTGTAAACGAACTAAGCCCCGACCCCAACGGGAATATTTCTCTCACAGCCTCCGATGTGCCGACCTCCGACAGCACTTCCGTACAACAGCACTTGACAGACATAGAGAGCGATGTTTCCGACCTCAAGACCTACGAAGTGCGGCATATCAGCGGGAACATCACAAGCCTGCCCAAATCATTCAGCTACTCGTTTATCACGGCAGACCATCGCGTTATCAACTGCGTGTTTGGTACGCCGTCTGCGTTGGCATCCGATCTCACATGGACAACCTCCGCTGGTGATGTAACATTCACAGGCACTCTTGTGAACCTCGGATCTACCACGATTGAATTTGATATTGTTAAGGTCGTCACGCCTTAACGGAAAGGAGTAAATCATGGAAGAAATCTACATTGTTACTCGGTATTTCATCCCCGTTGATGGCAACGACAGCCGTTCGCAAGAGCGTTTTGACAATCTGCTTGCGGCGCGTAAGCGTTGGCATACGCTCGTTGCGTCCGACCTTGACAAGCCCACTATCCTGTGGGAGATGATTCAGATTGTCCGTGGCGCGGATGGCATCTGCCTCGCAAGCGAGATTATTGACAACCGCGTTCCTGCGGAGGAGGAGTAAGCTATGGCAACGGGTACATACGCGCCTCCTGTCATCGTCAAACGCAAATCCGCACCGTTTAATGTGGGAACGACACCGACACAGTTTAACGTCTCAACCGAAAGACCTACGGGCTACATCCTCGGCGGGGTGTCTATGGTTTATGGCAACAGCCCGTACATCGTCGGCGGCATTGAGTCTCAAACCGACGACAACATTATGGGATTTTTACAGACCACAACAGGGACGGCGACCTCTGTCAATCTTTGCTTCTTGTTCATGTTCGTTAAGGAGTGACTCTAAAATGACAGAACAACAGGCAATCGAAAAACTCGTTGCATGGTGCAACGGCGAGGTCGGCTACCATGAGGGAAGCAACAACTACAACAAGTACGCCGCCGATCAGCGCGTGACGCAGCTCCTCGGCTGGAACGCTCAAAATCAAGCATGGTGCGACATTTTCACGGACTACGCATTTATTCATTGCTTCGGCCTCGAAAAAGCCGCAGAAATGACATATCAGCCCATCGGTAAAGGCTCGGCGGCTTGCCGGACGAGCGCTAAGTTCTTCAAGGATAACGGAGCGTTCTTCTACAGGCCACAGGTCGGCGATGTGATTTTCTTCATCTCTGCCGGGGCAATCAATCATCAGGGCATCGTAACAGGCGTTTCCGGCCTCTCCGTGACCACAGTTGAGGGCAATTCGAGCGACCAAGTAAGTCGGCGGGTAAGGGCGATAAACAGCGCGGAAATCGCCGGATACGGCAGACCGAAGTGGTCAATCGTTGCAGATAATGCAACAGTTGCGACCGACACAAATGTCGGCGGCACTCAGCCAGAGATCCCTGTCGAGGACGAAAAGCCCATCGACACAACCGCAACAGAGAAACTTCCCTTGCTCCGCAAAGGCGATGTCAGCGAAACCGTGCGCGCGGCACAGCTTATTCTTATCGGGCGCGGCTACACTTGCGGCAGTTACGGAGCGGACGGCGACTTCGGCAACGCGACATATTCCGCTGTCTGCAATTTCCAACGAACGCATGATTTGGAAGTGGACGGCATTATCGGCGCTCAGACATGGGCGGCTCTTTTGGGGGTGCAATCATGAGCGATGTCATTATCGTTGCCCTGATCACGGGCGTGTGTTCTGTGATAGGGCAGCTCCTGATCTCTCACGCTAACAGCGCGAAGAAGGCCGCAGAGGACGCGGCGAGAGAAGCCCGCCTCGATGAGCGCCTTAAAGGCGTAGAGAAACGCCTGGACACTCACAACAACTACGCTGAGAAACTCGGCCAAATGCAGGTCGACCTTGCATCCTTGGCAACCGAAATCAAAAACTTGAAGGAGAGTGCATAACATGAAGCTGCATGACAAACTCTATGATGTCCTCAAGTGGATCGCCCTGATCTGCATCCCGGCGCTGGCGACCTTCTATGTGGCCTGTGCCGGTGTGTGGGGATGGCCGTATGCTGACGAGATCGCGAAGACCGCAAACGCCGTCTGTGTTCTGCTCGGCGCTCTGCTCGGCATCAGCTCCGCGCAGTATTACAAGGACAAATAAGCCTGTCACTTCCTTGTCTCTTACGCAAGAAAACGGAGGGAGACCCACATTCAGAAAAACTCTGAAAAAGTGCGGTTTCCCTCCGCCTTTTGCTATAAAAAAGTGATTTAATTCTGCAAAGTTCGCGGTATAATTAAGAAAGAGTAAAATCCGATAAAATGACACATCCCCCAAGTGGTTGAAAACGCTATGTTTTCTTCCTCTTGGGGGATTTTTTGTTACTTATGCGTTACTTGCCGAGAGAATCTGACAGACCATAATCGAGGAGATTTATTGCCTCGCGCAGCTCGTCCAGGGTCTTCAGCGTATACACTCTTTCGCCGACATCTCCGCTCTTGTGGCCGATGATCCTGTCAACGGCGACCTTATTTGCACCGGCCTTGTCGAGCGCGGAGCGGAAGGTCTTCCGACAGTCGTGCGTGTGATGCTCCATGCCGAGGCGCTCCATCATGGGCGACCATCTGCGGAGCGTGTATGCCTTATAGGTCTGCTTTTTGCCGTCGAAGGGGAAAAGGTACTTCCCGTCCATGTGGCGCTCGACGAGATCCTTGATCATCGGATGGATGGGAACGATCCTGTTCTTCCCGGCCTCGGTCTTCATGCCGCAGAGGATCGTCTGCTCCTCCCAATCGACATTTGCGGGGGTAAGTTCCAGCGCCTCGGAGATCCGCATCCCGGTGAAGAGCAGAAACCGGCACACATCGTCGCCGTCGCTCCACACCTTCGCGATCTCTTCCTTCGTGAAGAGTTTCCCTTCCTTCGGCGTGGCCTCAGGAACTGAGAGATTCGCAGAATATGCCTTCACAATGATGTCGTTGTCATAGGCGAAGGCATCGAGCGCGACAAAAAGATTCCTAATGTTCGACTTCGTGGCGTAGCTCTTCGGACACTCGTCAATGCACCGCTGGAAGTGATAAGCGCGGAGCGTTTTGTACTTCAGCTTGTACAATGCCTCACAATGCCCGTAGGCGGCCTTGTGAGCGCCCTGGAGCGATTTTCCGAGCCGGGGTAATACTCGGTCACTCCAAAGCTCAAAAAGCCCCTCAAAGGTCAACTTCGCCAAATCAAGGTCATAAGGCGAATTGTTGTACTTCGCAAGCTCGATAAGCGCCTCTTCCCGCGTGGCAAAATAGCCGATGCTCTTATAGATCTGCTGGCCTTTTTCGTTATATCCCGCCGTGATCCGCGCCCAGAACGGTCTCCGCCTGTTGCCGGACAGATGCACGACGGAGCCGTACCCATTCGGGAGCCGAAAGCTCTTCCGTTTCATCTGTAGACAGGGGCGGGCAGCTTCTTCGGCAGAATGACCTTGCCGAAGTACTGCATAGATCTGTTGCTCTCCGCGCTGACGAAGACATTTGCGCTCTCCCGCTCCGGGTTTGCCGAGAGCAGATACACGGAGCCGTCATAACTCGGGGCGTACTGCTTCACATAGGTCTCGCCGTCCACACAGAACACACCGACATCCATCGGATGCAGAGCGGCCTTCTCCGTGATATAGATCGTCTCGCCGTCATGGATGTACGGCTCCATGCTGTCACCGCTCACCACAAGCGCGAAATCGGCCTCTCTGGGCGTTTCTGCCGTCCGGGGTATATCTTCATAGTCCTCACCCTCAACAAGCCCTCCAAGGCCAGCAGCGGGGCGTGAGAGGTATTTCCGAATCGTACCGTAGTCGATAACCTCCGTCTTCACGCATCTTCTGTACTCCAAGTCAAGAATAGCGTCCACCGCCGCCTTGCCGTGTTCGTCCAGGGCGGCATATTTGCGCTCTCTTTCGCTCATCACCGGGCGAGACCGTGGAGCGTCGCCGATCAACGCTGAAAAAGTGCAGTCCAAAACCTCGCACAGTTTAATGACAACTTCGTGCGAGGGATTTTTCTTGCCTTTTTCATACTGGCTGATGATGCTCTCCGAAACGCCGCACAACCTCCCAAGCTCGGCTTGAGTGAAACCGCGATCTTTCCGTAACCTTTTAAGCCCTTCCATGTCCTCGCCTCCTCACCTTTATTATATCAGAACTTAACTCTATGTCAAGACGGTTACAAAGCGTTACAAGTTAACCGGAAGTTGACTTTCTTTTTTAGGGGCTTGACTACGGGTAAGAATGGAGTTATATTTGGTTCAGACTTAACCGCAAGCAAAGTCGAGTTAACCAGGAGGGAGGTGAAGAGGTGCGAGATTGGCTCAAAGAAGAGCGCACCAAGCAGAGGCTCACGCAGAAGCAGGTCGCGGACGCCATCGGCGTGACGGAGAGCTTCTACAGTCTCATCGAGGCGGACAAGCGGCAGAAGAAGATGGACATCGACCTCGCCGTCCGGCTGGCGAATGTCCTCGGCATGGAAGTCAACGAAATCGTAAGAAGGGAGGCAGAAGCATGAAGAAGAATCCCCGCACGATCCCGAAGACACAGGCCGATGTTGACAAGGCCTTCGACCGAGGGGTCACGGCGGGAGTGCGGAACGCAAGCGCGATCTTCCTCACGGTCTTGTGTGACAAGTTCAACGGCGGCGAGTATATCCGCGAGGTTTGGGCGGAGATCCAGAAGCTGGCCGAGGAGGTCGCAGAACGGCGCGTTTCCGTGACGGACTTGGAAAGGGTGCTTGATGATGAGTACGACATCAAATGTTAGCGTGGCGGAGGCCGCGAAGATCCTCGGCGTATCGAAGCAGTTTATCCGCATCGGCCTTCAGCACGGGGCGCTGCCGATCGGCACGGCTGTGAAAATGTCGAGCGTTTACACCTACTACATCAACCGGCACAAACTTGAAGAGTATGAAAAAGGCCGCCTGTGAGCTGGCACTCAACAGACGGCAAGGGACACCAAAAGAAAGGATAACACGAAATGAAAAAATATGCAATACCGGCGGCGCTGTTGCTTCTCGGCAACGAGATACTTAGCCTCGCCATGCTGACGGTGATGGTCTTCATGTTCATCGCCGATGTGATGAAAGGAGCGCCGACGCCATGACACAGAGAGAGCGAGTACATGACTATCTAAAGCGCAACGGCTCCATGACCGCTCTGGACGGCGTAACGTATCTCGGCATCATCGACCTCGCCGGGAGAATCAGAGACCTCCGCAAGCTCGGCGTCGATGTGAAGTCTACGCCGGAGACCGTGACGAACCGCTTCGGAGAAAGCTGCCGGATTGTGAGGTATTCGCTGTGAGCTGGACATCTGTAAACGACCGTCTCCCAGATCTGCACGAAGATTTCTTTGAGGACGGAGACGAGCGGGTATACTTCGAGATCTCCGAGCCGGTGCTGTGCGTGTACAACGGAGATGAGCAGATCGTCGCTGTGTACGAAGAAGATGACCATTGCAAAGGCTGGGTATCTCCGTTCGACGGAGCGTCTCTCCACTCGGTCACGCATTGGCGACCGCTCCCGGAGCTGCCGGTATGACGCATCTGTCCTTGTTCACCGGCATCGGCGGTCTGGACCTGGCCGCAGAGATGGCCGGGATCGAGACGGTCGGACAATGCGAGTGGGCGGATTATCCGACGAAGGTGCTTGAAAAGCATTGGCCGGAAGTGCCGCGCTGGCGAGACATAAGGACGCTCACGAAAGAGAGTTTCTATGAAAGAACAGGCTTACGAACAGTTGACATTATTTCAGGCGGGTTCCCCTGTCAGCCGTTTTCCGTTGCCGGGGAGCGACGAGGCGAGGAAGATGACCGTTACCTCTGGCCGGAGATGTGCCGAGTTATTAAAGATCTCAAGCCCCGTTGGGTCGTTGGCGAAAATGTGCCTGGAATCGTCAATTTGGCACTCGACACGGTGCTGTCTGACTTGGAAAACCTCTGCTACTCCGTACAGGCGTTTATTGTTCCGGCTTGCGGTGCAGACGCCCCGCACAGGCGGGATCGGGTCTTCATTTTGGCCTACTCCGAAAGCGTCAGGCCTCGGCGGATGCTCCGGCGCGAGGAAGACGCTTCAGGCGATGGCGAACAAAGGCCTGATTACGGAGGAGGAACGGCGGGCAATGAGCGCGGGGAACTCTTCACGGACGAATCCGCAGCTCTTCGAGTGGCTGATGGGCTACGAGAAGAAGTTCACGGAGCTGATCCCGACGCCGGTTGTGACAACGGCGAACGGAGCGAAAGAGGCGCGGTACTTCGGCAAGTTCTCGCAAGAGAGAGAGAGAGAGAGGCGCGGCCTATCGGGGCAATCTGCAAGAACTGATCGAATGTTCACCGCTTGGGAAGATTGGCCGAGTGAACCCGACATACCTCGAGTGGCTGATGGGATTCCCAACAGGGTGGACAGAATTAGATGCCTCGGAAACGCCGTAGTGCCTCAACAGGCTTTCCCGTTTTTCTACTACATCATGGAAGTTGAAAGGAGACACAATGACACAAATACCTGATCATCCCTTTATCCGTCTCATGGAGACGCAGGGCGTACCGGACGATCCGGCCTGTTGCATGAACTGCAAATGGTACTACGAAGACGAGCGCCTGTGTTGCGGAACGAACAGGGAACCTATCGCATCGCCGGACTATGAGGTCTGCGACAACTGGGAGGCCGACGATGGCTGACGGATGCACCGAGTATATCACGATGAGCTGTGACATCTACTTCGAGCCGGGCAAAGTGGCCTGTAGGTATTGCCCGCTCATGGAAACATATGCGAGAAACCAATGCCGCCGGACGGGGGAGTACATCGTAGATCCAAACGTGACGGTCGGCAGATGGTGCCCGCTGGAGGAGAAACAAAAATCGTGAGCAGACAGGAAACGATAAAAAAGGCGCTACAAGAAAAGAACAGGCAGCTTTCCGAAGCGCGAAAGGCACTCGCTGGTGAGAACTTTGGTAACTGGATAGTGATAGGCGAAGCACCAAAAAGCGAGAGCAGACCGACACGGATGCTGTGCAAGTGCCGAAAATGCGGCGCGGAAAAAACTGTAACGTTAAACAGCTTAAGGCGCGGCAAATCGACACAATGCAAGTCGTGCGGCCAAAAAGAAATTCACGAAAAGTTTATAGCTGCTGAGTGCAAAGACGGGACAAGATTGTGCGGTCTTACGCAGAAAACAAGAAACGACAGCAGCACGGGCGTAAAGGGGGTATATGTCAATCATCGAAACGGCAAATACGTCGCCGAAATAAAACTTGCCGGGGAAAAGTACTGGCTTGGTGAGTTCAGCACTTTAGAAGAAGCAAGCAAGAGACGAAAAGCCGCTGAATCAATCCTATTCGATCCTATCCTTGAAAAAAACGGGAGAAAAACCACGGAAGAAATGAGGCGACAGCATGAAGAAATGTCCGAAGTGTAAGACCGTGTACGGATACCGCCGAGGCAAGCCCGGAACGTATCGCTTCTGCCCTCTGTGCGGCGGGAAACTGGAGGAAGTCCAGAAGGTCTACCTCACTCGCGCCGAGTGGGAAGAGTTCAACCGCATCGAACACGCCGTGCCGTGGAACGAAGACATAAAAGTGAAAGGA